AGCAAGGTGGTATGAGTATTGGTTCTCCAGAGATAAGAGCAGGCGCAGGTGGAACAGCTACCCCTCATTATCCTGATCCGGCAGAACAGAAAATGAGAATACAGCAAAAATGGGCGCAGATTGATAAGAAACAGGCAAACAATATGCCTCTTAATGATATAGAAAGAAAATTTACAGAGGATTATCCGAAGGAGATGTTGGGAGGAAAAGAAAATCAGCCATTTACTTTAAATAAAGGAATAGAAGTTCCACAAGGTTATGAAACCATAGGATATGATTCTAAAGGTAATCCAATGGTTAGAAAAATAGAAAGTGAAAAAGAAAAGTCGGAGTCTAAACAATTTGAAGAAGATATTAAGATAAAACTCTCTCAAGGTGAATCGCTTATTCCAGAAGAAATAAATTATTACAATAAATTTATGTGGCGCACTGGAGAAGAAATGAAAATGTCCAAGAAAGAAAAAACTAAATACGGAGAATTTTATATCGGACAAATAATTGATAGCCCAAAAGGAAAAGCAAAATATCAAGGCAATAATGTATGGAAAATAATACCTTAACTACCGAAGAGTTATTTGCTAATAATTATATAGAAACAGGTAAAAAACTTACCAAGAATTACGAAGGATACTCTCCGAAGATATATATAGACACGGTTGGTAAAAAAACTGTAGGTTATGGATTTAATATCTCTGATACAAGGATAGCTGATTTTTTACCTATAAATGTGGTGAAAGGATTGCGTCCATTGGAAAAAGAAGAAGCTGATGTTATTTTTGATAAATTATATTCTCAAGCGCATAAAGACGCTATGTCTTATCTTAATAAAGAAGTATTTAATAGCTTGAGCAATAATCAAAAAAATGTGATTACGGATATGGCGTATAATATGGGTATAAATAAATTATCTCAATTTAAAAAGTTAAAGGCGGCATTAACTGAAAAAAATTATACCAATGCTGTCAATGAATTGAAAAATAGTAACTGGTATAAACAAGTGGGCAGGCGTTCAAAAGAGCATTTGATAAGGATACTACAATAAAATGCCTAATGGTATTTTAACATCAAAAGAGTTGTTTGGACAAAAACAAGGTATTTTTACTACTGAGCAGTTATTCGGTGGACAGAAAGATGTTTTGACTACCGAGGAATTGTTTAAACCTGAAACAGAAATTAGGGCAGTTAAGCCTACTGATGTTTTTAAGCCTGCGCCATTTAAACCTAAACCAACAGGATGGACACCCAAAGGAATTGACCCATTTACCGTAATGGGCGATTTTATAGAAAAACATCCATTAACTATTCCTATGGGCATATCTGCGCCTGTTTTTACAGGAATAAGTTTAGCTTTATCTAAATTACCCAGAGCATCACAAGTTTTTAAAACCCAAATAGAAAAATTACCAGAAGAATATACTTATCAACCCACTCTTACAGATATTGACCTTGGCCCTGCTTTTAGAAAAACACGCGGAGAAGCAACAGAAATAACCCGTAATCCACGCCGAGAAGCAAAAATTTTATTAGATTCTGCTCAAATAATTTCAGAATATCTTATAGCTGGTAAGGTTGAAAGTATAACATCCCAGAAATTATTAGAAAATGCTATTAAGAATTTAGGTGGTAAACTTACTGCCGCTGGATATGGCGAAGCACAAGTTACTATACCAAGAGAAAACATACTAAAAGTAGGGGAATATACTCCTTCCGGAGAAGCATTGTTATTTAACTTACGGGCAAGGAAGATTAAGATACCCCCAAGGCCTCCTGCGGGAGTTACAGAAAAAGCCACCGAAGAAGTAAGTAGAGCGATAATCCCCTTTGAAAGTAATATAAGGCCGCTTCCTAAACCAATATCACCAGCACCAATTCAAGAACCCAGTATCCTCACTACCGAAGAACTGTTTGTTCCCCAGGGAGCAGAAAGTTTAGCAATGGAAAAAGCCATTGATAAATATATGACAGGTGAACCCGGGAAAGGCAATCTTTATTCTATAATAAAATCCGAAGGTGGAATATCACCTTATACCAAGACTACTGCTGGAGCGTTAAAAGAAGAATACCGAGAAGATGTGCCTTTGGTATTACGCAGTAAAACAGGGCTTCCCTTAGATGAAATGGCTTCAACTTTAGCTGAACATTATCCTCATTTAGGCATTACTGATGAAAGCAGTTTGTTGGATGTATTAAATAAAGAAAAGGCACTACGAAAGCAACCATCCGCAGGCGGCCTTGTGCATATATTCCCGCAGAAATTATTTAAGAAAGGTGTTGCTATTATAGGTAGAGATAACATTATTAAGATAACTCAAGATACCGACGCAACCGATATTTACGGAAACAAGGTTAAACTGCCGAAAGGCGAAGAATATACCCCTTATAAACTTTCTAACCAGCAGATACTTTTGCAGGATGGCGAGCAGATAGTTATAAATAAAAACCAGTTTCAGAATATCAAGGGGCAGAATGTAGAGTTAGGAGAAAAAAAAGAACTTTGGCAAATGACACAAGCGAAATTTGAGAATATCCCTATTATTAAATATATAAACGAAAGATTAGAGGATGAAGTTAATCCTCTCAAAGTTCCCGAAAGAAATCAACTTGGAGAACAATTAGTCGATATGGGACTAATGAGCATAGATGACTTTAATGCTATGACCGGGCAATACGGATTTGGTGGGCAGGTAACGCCAGTAAGCACTGTTGAGGGTAAACCAATCCCAAGTGTTCCTATTAAAAAACCAGAAATAGATACAGAAACCTTAAAAAATATAGAAGAATTTGGTAAAGGAAAGGCTGAATTGGGCGGTAAGGGATTTGGAACGCTTATAAATTATATAGGAGAATGGCATACCTTCAGAAATGTTCCTTTATTTGCTCATAGAAAAATAATAGTTAAAGCATTGGCAGAAGGTAAAAAAGTTCCTCAAAATGTTTTAGATGAATATAGGGATTGGAATTGGCCTGACAAGGAAGGAAATTTAGGAACATTAAAAGAAGCAGTAGAGAGTTATGGCGGGAAATATATTGAACCTACTAAGGGCGAAGCAGGCTCTGCCAATATTGAAATCCTTACCGCACCATTTAGGGCAATCGCAGAAAAACTTGACGCCGTTCAATATCAAGTCAAACACCCTATCTCAAAATCCATAGTCAATGATATTCAATATGTAAATATTAAAGCGCACCGAAGCGCAGCTGAATGGCTTATGCGGATGGATTATTTCAAGGGGCTAAAAAAGGAATATGATACTTTACTTACCGATTTACTGGAAGATAAGCATATAGATTTGCCGAAAGAGGAATTTAATAAACTTTGGGTGTTAAGGAATAAAATCCGCAAGTCATTAGAGGAATCTTGGCAGAAAGCTAATGCCATAGGGGTAAAAGTAAAAATAACCGATGAAACAGGCACGCATTGGCGACCTATTGGAAAAATAGAAAACTATGTCCCCAGAGAAATACATCCTGATATTAAAAAGCAACTTGATGGTGGATTAAAGCAACTATATGACAAAATGCTTGAGTTGCGCGACAGGGGAGTAAAACAGAATGTCAAACAGGCAATTTTATCAGAGAAAAAATCAGGCAATACTTATATTGTAAGATTGTTAAAATGGCTTGAAGAAAAAGATATGAAGATGTCGGCTTCTACGCTTATCAGGCTGATAGATAAACTCATCCATAGAGATTATATTGCTTCATATGGACACCTTGAAAGGCCAAGGTTAATAGAAGATGCCTTGCCGCCTGAATTTTACGAAAGGCGCGCCTCTGTATTATTTACCCGGTATTTCTCAAGCGCGGCCCGTAGAATAGCCGAGATAGAACGCTTCGGGCAAACTAATGAAAAATTATTGAGGCGGTTGCGTTTTGTAGAAAGAATTAATCCACAAGAAGGAAAAATCCTAAGAGATTTATTAAAAACTTATCAAGATAAGACTAAACACGAAATAGCCAATACTTTGGCAAGTATCATCTCAACAATGAAAATCGGATTAGGGACTTCTACCATTCCAAATATTACCCAGACACTCATATCTACTATTCCAAAACAAGGAGTATATAATTTTGTAAGAGGTGCGTTAAATTTAATCGTTGATCCACAGACTAAATTATTTGTGCAAAAAACAGGGCTTCCTTATACTGATGTAGTCAAGGGAATTTTAGGTTATGAAGATTATGGGTTACTTGGCAGAGTAAATGATGTTTTACTTACTCTGAACTTGTTTAGAGGTGTAAATAGGTTAAATGCCCTTTTGACTGCGGCTTCAACAGAACGATGGATTAAAAAAGTATTGCTTCCCGCGCGTAATGCTTCCTGGAAACTCCGCAAAGATTGGGCTAATGATAATCTTGCTAAATTAAAGATTTATCCTAAAGACATAAAAGAAGGTAAGGTATCCGATGAGAAGTTGATTGACGCTATGTATATAGCGGCTTTAAATTATCAGTTATTTTCAGATATTACCAATGAACCTTTATTTTTAAGCAAACCTGAATTTAGATGGCTTACTATTCTGAAACGTTTTGGATATAAACAAGGGTTATTTGTAATGCACGAAGTTATTTATGATGAGTTAAAACAAAGTAATCCTTTGCCTTTATTACGGTTGATTGCCAGTGGTATATTGGGTGGTGCATTTGTAATATGGGCGAATAGAAAGGTATATGATACTATTACTTGGATTAAAGAAAAAACCACAGGCGAAACCAGAGAACCGCCAGATTGGTATACCAAATGGGATGATGAAGATATATCTATCTACAATAAGGCACTTGATTTAATTTCTCAAGCAGGAACAGTAGGCGCATTATCAGATATAACCAGATTAGACAGTCAAGGAAAATGGTCTTTAGAAAGACAGACAGAATTTCAACTAAAGCCAGTAATAGTTAGCGAGATAGAAAGAGGAGCAAGGATAGCAGATATTCTTAAAAAAGGCGAGAAAAAAGTTGGCAGAAAAACCATTGAAATAGAACCAAAAGAAAGAATATTAAAAGCATTACAAGAAGCTATGAAAGCATATCCAATAAGTAAATTCTTTATGGAAAAGAAATGAAAAAAGACAAGAGTATTTTATGGATTATTTTATTTCTTACTTTAGCAATAAGTTGCTATACATCTGAAACGTTATCTTCATTAAAGAATTTAGGTGGATTGTTTTTAATAATCCCTATTATTATTGCAGGTCAATCATAACAAGGAGGCCTCTAATGGCAGATACTATTAACAAAGAACTAAAAGACTTACCTAACGAACTTAGGGTAATGAGATTCAAAAAACAGGATTTGGAAGCAGAACTTAACAAGTTAGATAACCAGAAATTTAAAGTCTTGGAAGATACTATCAAGGCAAAGGAAGAATTATCTAATCAAAATATTATTCTAAAAGACAAGAAATCCGAAGTCGCCAAAGTCAATCTTGAGTTAAAATCTATTAAAGAAAAAATAGCCGCAGAATTAAAAGTTTTGGAAGATAAGAAATCGGAACTCTTGGCTATTGAAGAAAAAAACAAAGATGTTGAGCATAAGAACAAAGTCGTTATCGAAAGCAATAAAAATACTGATAAGATATTAAGAGAAAAAAATCTTGCTATAGACGAAAAACAGCGCAAGTTTGATAAGGATAAATCAGTCTTTAATGAAACTGAAAAAATATTTAAAGAAGCAAAATTGGAAATTGCTAAAGAAATAGAAATCTTTGCTCAAAAAAAGGTTGAGGTTGAAAAAGATAAACAAAAATCCGCGGATACTTTAACTAAAGGAAATGAAATAAAATCTACCTATGAGAATAAGTTAAAAGAAGTAGAAAGTTTGAAATCTGTTTTGGACAGCCAGATTAAAGCAACCAAGAATTTAGAGGATAATCTTGTTTCAAAAAATAAAGAAGCCGAAGGAAAGAATATCGAACTTACCAAACAGATAGCGAAAAATAAGCAGTTACAGGCGCAGTTAGAAAAAAGGATTGAAGAACAACAAGCTAAAGATAAAGAAATAGAAATCAGGCGTTTAAGAATAGAAAAACTCGTGCGGGATAGAGATATTCAGAAAGAACTCAAACAATTAGAGGATGAATTAAAAAATGCTTAAAAAACTACTGGTTTTAGCTTTATGTTTATTGCCTGTATTTTGTTTTGCCGATGAAGAATTGACTATCGATGGAAATTCAGACATCAGTGTTAGAAAACAATCTGTTCTCTTCTATGAAAAACCAGCTAATCCGGGTTCTCCTTCTGCAAATGGGATTAAACTATACGCTAAAGATAAGGCAGGAGTAACTACTCTTTATACAAAGGATTCCGCCGGGAATGTGGTAGAAATAGGCGCGGCTGGAGCAGGCTCCGGAGATAATGTTACCGTCAATTCTACTGCCATAGACACAACCGCCAATATTAAAGATTCAACAGATATAACCTGGGCTATTACAGACGGCGGGGCCGGCGGCCCTGATGATATAAAAGGCACAATAGCCGACAGTGTATCTGTTACTTCCTGGAATCTAACCACTCCTACGATTACCACTTCTCTTGTTACTTCAACTCCTACAACTTTAACTGCCGCTGAATTAGACCGTCTTGACGGTTTGACATCTCCAATTATAGACGATGATAAGATAGACACTTCCGCAGAATTATATGGAATACTTACTGACGAAACAGGCTCCACCTCTGGTACTCCATTGGCGGTGTTTAGTGTCAATCCTACTTTGACAGGGGTGACGATGGCAGGTGCTTTAACTCTTGGTGAGAATGGCATAGTTCTTGACCCTACAATTTCAGCAGATGGGCAATATTCTGGTATTACTGAATCTGGAACGGCAGGGGCAACATTGGCTTTTGGTGATTTAGTCTATTTAAACAATGATGACAGTCGTTGGGAATTAGTGGATGCAAATTTATCTGATGGGTATGATAAAAAATTAGGAATCTGTGTCTTGGTTGCCGCTGCTGATGGCAATGCTACTACAATATTACTATATGGAAAAGTAAATGCTGCAACCGTATTTCCGGCTCTTACAGTAGGAGCACCTGCATACATCAGCGAAACGGCAGGGGATATTGTTTTAACCGCTCCCGTAACCACCGATTCTGCTACCCGTATTATTGGATTTTGTAATAGTGCTGATGAATTAATGTTTAATCCAGAAAATTCTTACTATACCCATACCTAAGGAGGGAAATATGTTAAACGTAACAGTATCAAAAAAATCAGTAAAGTATGTTCAGTCAAAATTACATTCTATAACCTTTAACCTTTTATTGAAAGATGATGATGTGGAGGTTCTTAATCAAGATTTTTCTTGCGAATATCGGACAGGTGATAGTCCAGCGCAGAAAGTCAACGAGATAAAAGAAAAGATGCAGATAGCTATTGATAATTACAAGGCAGAAAAAGCAATCTTTAACGCAACGGCACTCAATACGGCAGTAACCAGTATTCAGGAGGGTTTAATACTATGAAAAATATTTCAAGATTATTGTTTTTAATTTTATTCTTGTTTTATGGAAAGACTTATGCTGCTGATACAATTACGATTTTAGACGGACTTACAAACGCCCACGCCGCAGCAACTTCTACTATGTGGTTTATTGATAGTGCTACAACTGGATCAGGGGCAGTGGCACAATATGTCGTTAATATTCCTGATACAGCAAATAGGATTAGGGTAAAATACGACAACACCCACTCGACTGCGGCGGATATATTTACAAGGGCAAGACTATCAAAAATAACCGCTATTTCTACATTAACAAAAGCAGTTGAGGCAGTTGACGCTTGGGCTGAAGTAACACAGGGAGCTGGAGGAGTAAGAGAGGGTGCAACGATAGATATTAGTCCAAACTATCAAGCTACGCTTTATATAGACGCTTGTCTTTCGGAAGCAGTAGCCGAAACAGCAGGGGCAACGATTTATGTAGAAGTGTCAAGCAACACCACCGGCGACGCTGATTGGTCAGTTATAACTTCTTTTGGCGGCCCGACTGGCACAGCAGAAAGCGAAGCATTATCAGGCGATGAAGCCGCAGGGCAGACAGTATTGAGCGTTACTAACCCCACGACTGCTAATTTAGACAATCCCTCAAGATTTATTTTCTTTGAAGATACGGCTTCTGCTGCTAATTCAGAAATAATATTCCAAGTTACAAACGAAGGGGATTAATGAAAAAACTATTATTAGTCTTAATTGCATTTACCCTAATCGTTTCCCCCTTACAGGCTGGTGGTAACCGTTGGACGTCAAAACCTCCTATCGGAAGTAGTATAAATTGGGAACATCCCTTGTCTAAGGGAATTGTAGGTTGTTGGTTGATGAATGAGGGAGGAGGGAAAAAAATAAGGAATTTGACAGGAAGAAATAATGCTAATCTCAATAGTGGAGGATGGTCTTTATCTCAAAAAGGTTATGCTTTAGTAAATGATTATGCTGTTGTAGAAAAAACTAACACTACTGATACTTCGGTATTTGATTTTTTAGATAAAAGATTAACTATTGTATCTGGGGTTATAGAAATTCCATTTAATTATAATGCTTATGATTGTGCAAGAATGGGTGCTAACTATTCAGGATATAGATTTACTATAGAGCCTTATGGTGGAATGGGTTTATTATCAAGAGATAGTGCAGGAAATCAAGTTTCTTTTGACTCTTACCAAACTGGTCATAATACAGTAGCTGATGGAAAATATCATATCTTAGTAGGGGTGTGGAATAATACCACAATGTCTGCGTATTTAGATGGTAAATTTAAGTATACTGCAGACATAAGTTCACTTGGAGCTTGGAGTTTTACTTCTGGTTCAGAAGGAACGGTTGAATTGAACCTAAGAAGAATATCAAATGGTTCTGCTTCAGCAACAGGAAAATTTTTATTTTGGTATTTCTACAACCGTGCCCTCTCCCCCCAAGAAATCCAGCAACTTTACATAGACCCGTATTGTTTTATCAATCCACCTACGATATGGAGCAAATTTAAGACGGCGGTTGCGGCTGGAGTAATCAAGACTCTTAATGGTTTGCCTTGGGCTTCTGTTAAAACTAAAAATGGCGTAGCGGTGGGAAATGTGAAAACTATTAATGGTGCGGCAAGTCAATAAATTAAAAAAGGACACTCTTAATGGCTAATGAAGTAAGTATAGACCAATGTTTAAAAACAACGGATAGGATTCATTCGCGCGTGGATACGGTAGAAAAGACAACCGCTTCGATAGAAACTTCCGCTAAAAATATAGAAAAATGCGTCTATGATATGAAAAGCCTGATATATGGCTCAGAAAAATCCGACGGCATTGTTACAAAAGTATCTCTCTTAAATCAAAAAGTATCGGGAATCTATTGGCTTGGCGGAGTAGTAATCATCGCATTTATAGGAACATTAGTAGGACTTTTATTTAAAAAATGAAAGAGCGGACAATAAAATCTTGTCCAAAATGCCACAGTGTTTTAAAATGTATCATAAACGATAAATTAACGTGCCTGACTTCTGGCTGTGATTATATTTATAGAGAGGGTAAGGAATTCCGCTCAGAAGATAAGACGATTACTGAATTGATGAGGGATTATAAATGAGTATCCTTTTTCTTGTGATTAAATCATTTCTGACGCTTTTATCAACAGCAATATTTCTTATAATTGTTAATCTTTTTAGTTTAATTATTATGGCAATATGGCAATAGAAGTTTGTGCGATTTGTAAAATAATGTTAACTGCATCAGAGATAGAATTATATGGGGATAAATGCCTTGACTGCGCCAGAAAGCACGCAAAGGAGTTTACCAAGAGGATTAAGGAATTGGGAGAGGAGGAAGAATGATAAATAAAATATTGAGTGGCAGATTTTTATTTACAATAGTTACGGCTCTTGTCTTTGCTGTGTTATCAATTAATAAAACTTTACCTCCTGACAAAGTAATGGAAGTTATCTTAGTGGTAGTAATGGCGTATTTTAGTCGTAACAGAACGAATGAAAATAATCCTAAACCTTAATATGTTTTCGTGAAAAGAAGATAAAGAAGAAATACAGCCTAAAGAGGTGAAGTGATGAAAACTTGGCAAAAGATATTAATAGTATGTATTTCTGGTGCGTTAGTTTGGGGATTGGGATATTGTGGTACTATTTGGACAAATTTAGCTCAAGCACTTAATCTATTTTCGGCAGGAACAGCTATGCTTTGTGCTGGAATAGTTGGTTGGGTTCCTCAAAAGTAGATTTTTTATTCCAAGGTATTTGACCTTTTTTGAATTGCCCTGAATGTTTAAGAGAATAATGTTTATCCCTATTCCAAGGAATAAAACCTTTTTTAAAACTTCCATTATTAGGTGGATTGCCTTTAGCGATTTGGTTGCCTTTTACAAAAAGAGTATCTTGTTTTTGATGTTCACTATGGTTAGCAAACAATTTAAGATTCTCAATTCTATTGTCATCTTTAATTTTATTTATGTGATGAACTACCTCTTGGGAGTTAAGGTATCTCCCAATGTATTTTTCCATAACGAATCTATGTTCAGAAACATAACCGTGGTTATTGGCAAAAGGATGATTAGGTTTTTTAATAAGGACATATCCTCTTTTATTTTTAAATCTACCACCTTTCCAGTTATGATGATTTTTTCCTTGCATATATTCAGGATGTTTTCCTTTATTAAAAGAAGTTTGTCCTTTCTTAAACCATCCTTTTTCTCCACCTTTAATAAAAGAATGTCCTTTTTGAAATCCATATTGAGGAGTTTTACGAAAACATTTTTGAGAACAAAATTTACCTCTACCTCTTTTTGTTTCAGAAATCCAAGTATAAAAGGATTTTCCACATATTTTACATATTCTTTTAACCATATTATCTCCAAATTAAAAGGGCTTTTTTCAACGTGCTTATTAAGAACGGTTAAGTCCTTACGTTTACTCAAAGCCCAAGTTTTAGACATAAAAAATCCGTTCCTAATAAGCAATATCAGTATAACAGGTTTTAATGATTTATCAATATTTTTTATTGGGTGGCCGCCAAAGACTGAATAAGGGAGGTGGATTATGGCAGGTTGGGGACAATTCTTCGGGAAAATCGCAGAACAATTTCAAGGGCGCATTGAAAGATTAAAGAATGAAAAAATAAAACTGGAAGGAGAAAGGGATGCAATTAAAATCCTTAAACTTGACATCAACAATGAAAATGACCGTAAAAAAGCTATGCGTCTTGACGTTATTACTCGGCGTATCTCTGACATTGACAAATTGTTGGCGTCCAAAGCCAGCTAATACTTTTCAGGCAATTAATATATGGGTAGGCGATAAGGAAAGTATTAAAGCATTTTTAGACAGTCCTTACGCGCAAGCCGATAGGTGGGTTATAGAGGCTCTGCGATGAACATATTTATAATTACCCTAATAGCGATACTTTGTGGTTGCTTATACAGAGCTGGCGGCTCTTCTAAAGGCAATCGCCTATTTAGGATACTTGGATTAAAGAACTATGGAATTTGATGTGTTCGCTATTAGTGGAAAAAAGTCTAAGATTTTTAATATGATTATCTGTTCGGATTCCATTAATATGATGCACCTGCTCTTTCGGATTAAGATAACGTCCAAGATGTTTCTCCATTATAATTCGGTGTTCGTAAACTATTTTATCTCGCTTACTACAGAAAGGATGATTGGGTTGATAGACTACAATATATCCTCCAAACATTTTATATCTACCACCTTTCCAGTTACTACCTTTTTCACCAAGATGTGCTTCTCGTTGTTTTTTTCTTTGGGACTCTGGCATTTTATATCCTTTATGAACTTCCGACATATATTTTCTGTATTCAAGATTATCCCAAAGTTTTATCTGTCTTGTTTTACTTGCTTCACTAAGCTTTTTTCTATGTTCATCAGAGAACGGTTTTCTCTTATAAATCCCAATAGGCATATTTTCTCCAAAATTAAAGCCGCTTTCGGTGGCTTATCAGAAGTGATTAAACTTCTGCACCTACAACGGCTAATTTTAGACATAAAAATACCACTTCCGATAAGCAATATTAGTATAGCAGATATTGAAAGATTGTCAATATGAAAATTTTAATATTGTTAATTTTATCTTGTATTTCGGGAATTTGTTATAGAGTGGGTGGGACTTCCGCTGGCACGAAATGGCGTGATTTAGGTGTTCCGGTCATAGCAACAGCATTCCTGCTTATATTGGGCTTAAAGTCGCAGATTTGGGGGGTGTGGGGCTTAATTATAGCCATTTTTCTGCACTTTGGGTTGTTGTTTGCCGCTTTGACTACATATTGGAAGAAAAAAGGAACAGACGCGAAATGGTGGAATTGGTTATTACATGGCCTGGGGTTATCTCTGGCGATCCTGCCGGTTATCTTATTTACAGGGAATTGGTTAGGATTTTTGTTACGGACACTAATTTTGACTGCCTCAATTACAATATGGTCGGAGTATACAAAATGGGATGTTCTTGAGGAATGGGGTAGAGGATTTTTGATAATTGCAAGCATAGCTTCGATTGTGTTGTTTAGATGAGATTTAATCAGAAACTACGAAAAAAGAATAATCCTGAAGGTAGGATACAACTCCAAATATTAAAATATCTTCGAGCAATCGGGGCTTATGCCGGTAAAACAAAGACAATGGGTGTTAGGCGTGGTAAAATATTTTGTTTTGACCCTTATACCTTCCGAGGTAAATGCGATTTAGAAGCATTTAAGAACGGTATTATGTATGGAATTGAGGTTAAAAGTGAAACTGGAAGATTAAGTCCAGAACAAAATCAATATAAAGAAATATTCCATAAACCTCCAGATAGAATATATATTGAAGCACATTCTTTGCAAGATATTATCGATATAATACATTGACATTCTGTATCTCTATGATATAATTTTTATGTCATCGGAATACGGATTTTTTATGTCTAAAATTGGCGCTTAGTAGGGCGGAATACTTAACCGTAAACCGATGACACCCGAAAAGCGCTTTATTATTGGAGTAAAAAATGGTTATGCCAAAAGGATTTAAACATTCGATAGAAACAAAAATAAAAATGAGTATATCTAGCAAAAAAAGACTCGCAACCTATCCACCTCCAATGTTAGGAAAATTCCATACTGAAAAATGGAAAAAAGAAATGAGCAAAATTCGCAAAGCTCAAATTGGTATTTATGTTGGGGAAAAAAGTGTTAGTTGGAATGGAGGTAAAAGAATTCTTAATGGGTATGTTCACATATATTCTCCTTTTCATCCATTTAGAAATGACCATTATGTATTGGAACATCGGCTTGTAATGGAAAAATATTTAGGTAGATATTTAACTAAAGATGAAATTATCCATCATAAAAATGGGATAAAAGATGATAATAGGATAGAGAACTTACTTTTAGTGAAAAGAAATCATCACTATCATTGTGTTAATTGTCCTAAATGTAATTTTGAATTTGCAATCCAATAAAAACTCTGCAAATTGGCTAATATTCCGCATTACGAAATCAATTCTTTAGAGCAATTACAAAAAATCTTTCCTTGAAATATAGCCCCTAATAAGCCCTACAATCAATTATTTTTAATCAGTTGACCATTTATCCTTACCCTATCAGCGTCGGGAATAAATAATCAGTGTAAATTAGTGTTTTTATTTAGAAAAAAGTGTTGACAATATACTTTGTTGTTATATAATCATTGTTGGAGGGAACAAAATGTATAAATCAGTAAAAATATCATCAGTGGAATATTTTGATTTAAAAGAATATGCAATTATTAGAGGATTAAAATTATCTTGGTTATTAAGTAAAGCAGTAAGAGAATTTTTAACTAAAAGAACAGACTGGGATAAATTATCAAAATCAAAACAGATAAAATTAAAGAATAAAGCAAAAGCACTTGTGTAAATAAAATGGTCAAAACTGCGGGAATACAATTTAATAATAATGGACAGGGTAAAGGCAATATCTTTCTGAGCGAAGGTATATTGTCTTTTTTTATTGGGTTAACCCGCAAGTTTCCCAATAGCCCTGTCCAAATTTACGGAAAGGATAAATAAAATGATTACTACGGAACGTCCAGGATCTCAATTCCCCCGATTTGAGGTGATTGCCTTAATAGCATTATTACTGTTGGTATTGTCGTTGTTATTTGGGAATAAGGCAAGGGCGCAGGTTTGTCCGGCTATTGATTTAAGTATAATTTCACAGATAGAATCGTCAAATAATCCTTTAGCCTATAATTCGCGTTCTGGGGCTTGTGGCGCATTTCAGGTTACCCAAGTCTGTTTAAATGATTATAATGCCTACAATAGCCCTCAAATCGCCAAAAAAGCCCTATTTTCAACCCCCATGGGTCGCAAAGTAGCTGATTGGTATTTAAATAAGCGCATTCCGCAACTATTAAAACATTATAAATTACCGGATACTTTAGATAATCGCCTTGTTTGTTACAATGCTGGCATAGGAAAATTATGTAAGGGAATTATTCCGCAAGAATCTAAAAATTATATCAAGAAATATCAAAGATTAGCGAAAGCGAGGTAATAATGTCAAGGATCAGCGCAAAGAAGAAATTGGAAATTTGTCTTGCAAGGAAGGCAGCCGAAAAACAAGAAAAAGAACATCTGGAAAATAGTAAAGATTATGAACCTTTGCATCCGGAAAATGTATAACGAAATCTTAAAAGGAAAGGAGAGTTAAAAATGAAATTAGAAGTTGAAGATTTTGATTACCAACAGGCGATAGACAAAGTAGATAAACTATTAGCCAATATTAGCTGTGCTTGTATAGCTTGTAGTGATGGCGGTGATAATTTAAAAGATATGCCTTCCGCTGCCGAAATTGTAGATTTAGTTATTGATACGATTATTTAGAAAATCTAAAAAAGAAAGGTGGTGATTAGTGGGCAGATATGCTTGCAAAATAGGTAAGAAAATTTGGAAGAATAAAGTTAATGAGCATTGCCTCATTGTAAGATGTCCAAATTTACAAATAGTTATTAATAATAGAAAATCCCGTAAAGTTATCCCAATAGGATTGGTGGATAATTATACAGGAAAATGTTAAAGGAGAGAGAAATGGAAAAATGGAGCGAATTAAGTAGGGAAGAAAAATTTGCAGGAGTATCTTTGTTTCCAGAAGAGGCCAAGAAAGACAGCAATTGGGATATCCGCAGAGAATCCTATCGCGCGCTCGGATACACAGAAGAGGCCAAGAAAGACAGCAATTGTGATATCCGCATAGAATCCTATCGCGCGCTCGGATACACAGAAGAGGCCAAGAAAGACAGCAATTGTGATATCCGCATAGAATCCTATCGCGCGCTCGGATACACAGAAGAGGCCAAGAAAGACAGCAATTGTGATATCCGCATAGAATCCTATCGCGCGCTCGGATACACAGAAGAGGGCAAGAAAGACAGCGATTGGTATATCCGCATAGAATCCTATCGCGCGCTCGGATACACAGAAGAGGCCAAGAAAGACAGCAATTGTGATATCCGCAGAGAAGCCTATCGCGCGCTCGGATACACAGAAAAGGCCAAGAAAGACAGCGATTGGTATATCCGCAGAGAATCCTATCGCGCGCTCGGATACACAGAAGAGGGCAAGAAAGACAGCAATTATGATATCCGCAGAGAAGCCTATCGCGCGCTCGGATACACAGAAGAGGTCAAGAAAGACAGCGATTGGTATATCCGCAGAGAAGCCTATCGCGCGCTCGGATACACAGAAGAGGCCAAGAAAGACAGCGATTGTGATATCCGCAGAGAAGCCTATCGCGCGCTCGGATACACAGAAGAGGCCAAGAAAGACAGCAATTGTGATATCCGCAGAGAAGCAGGATTGTTTTTTAAGATAAAAGGAGAGAGAAATGGAGAGTAAAGATTTAGAAGTAGTAACAAGTAAAACATTAACAGCAATAGATATACGAAAACAAGTTAACCTTATTAAAGAGGTAATGAATGAAGTTATGCAAGAGGGGCAACATTATGGGAAAATTCCTGGTTGTGGTGATAAACCAACTTTATTAAAGCCAGGTGCAGAAAAGTTATCCTTGGTTTTTAAATTGCGGCCAATTATGAATAATAATGGCGATATTATCATTGAAAAACTTGATAATGGACACAGGGAAGTAACTATATATTGCCACATTCTTAATCAATCGGGGGAAGAATTGGCAACGGGAATAGGTTCTTGCTCAACAATGGAATCTAAATTTCGGTATCGTGGGGGAGAAAAAATATCTACAGGGAAAACCGTGCCTACGGAATACTGGAATTTAAAAAAAGAAGGGAAAAACAAAGAAGCACAGGAATTGATTGGTGGTAAAAGTTTTGGAGTTGCAAAAATAGACGGTAGTTGGCAGATATGTAAAATCGGAGAAAAAATGGAGAATCCCGACATTGCTGATACCTGGAATACAGTCCTTAAAATGTCCAAAAAAAGAGCCTATGTGGATGGTATTTTATCAGCTACCGCGGCTTCCGATATATTTACTCAGGATATTGAGGATCTACCAACAGAGATGTTGGATAATGGGGTTACTAAATCATCCAAACCTACGGTTGCTATGCCACAGGAAAAGCAGCCAGTTACCCAAAAACCACAAGAGCAGGAAATAGCCGAAGATACCCTGGATGCGCAGGAAGTCAATAAAGAATTGAATGTCCTTGAGGCATTAGAGCAGCCAGACGGAGCAATCTTTGATATGTGGGGCTTGCTCCACGATTTTAAATCCCGTAAAGTTAAAACCGCAAAAGGATTATCAGACATAACAGATTACCAATTATCCCCCAGGGATAGCACGCAGTTAATCACAGTGTCTAAATTTGGCAAGGCGCATGAGGGAATTAGTAATAGCGACACCATTTTATTGCGTGGAGTTAAAGCCAAAATCTTTAAAGATATAATGGGTTATCTGGCACATGAAATAGAGATATTAAAAAAAGGCGAGGAAAATGCCGGAGAATAAACTTACTTTTAATGAAAAAGAACATTTATATTCTTTAGATAATATCAATATTCCCTCTTTCTCTAAAATTGTTAGAGATTTAGGATTAGTTGATTTGTCTATGGTTAATCAGGATGATTTAAGATATAAACAACAGATCGGAACGGCTGTGCATAAGGCAATATTTCTGCATAATGCAGGGAGACTTAATATGGACAGCCTTGATGAAAATGTTACCCCATACTTCAGCAGTTGGTTAAAGTTTATAGAGTTATATCACCCTAAAATTTTAACTCAATACAGCGAAAAACCAATATGTTCTGTTAAGTGGAGATATGGGGTAACACCGGATATTGTTGCGGAATTAAAACCAGGAGTTACAATTATTGAATTAAAAACTACAACATCAATGAGTCCGGTTATCTCTTTACAGACTGAAGCACAGGCAATAGCAATATTGGAAACCTATAAAATAAAAATTAAACAGCGTTGGGGATTACAATTAATTCCCAATTCTTTGCCAAAATTAGAAGTTTATAATGATATGTCTGACTTTACGGTGTGGATATCAATTATGAATTTTTATAACTGGAAAGGTAAAAATAACCTATTGAAAGGAAAATAAAAAATGCAACTATCTTATAGTGCTTTAGGAATATACAAAGATTGTAAATGTTGTTTTTGGCTGGACAGAAACAAAAAGATTACACGTCCGAGAGGCATATTCTCATCTTTGCCGATTGGAATTGATAATATTTTAAAAGAGAAGTTAGAAGTTTACCGTGGAAGTTTGCCGCCGGCATTAGCGAATTATCCTGAACTGCAAGGATTTCAGTTATATGCGGGCAAGGATTTAAAGGCAATGCGTAATTGGAAAACTAATCCTATGCAAATGGAAGATGGAAAAGGCAATATCCTTGTAGGGGCATTTGATGATTTATTGTTTAATCCCACGACTCAAGAATATGCGATGTTAGATTATAAGACTAAAGGAAGCGAACCCGACCAAGCGTATTGTGAGAAATATTATCAATCACAGATAGATATTTATACGCGGTTTTTGGAATTAGGAAAAAGAAAAGTGGCTTCGTTTGGAGTATTATTTTACTTTTACCCCATTCCTATAGAAAATGGGTTAATAGAATTTTTACAAAAACCATTTTTCTTAACTCCGAATACGGAAAATGCGGAAAAACTTTTCAAGGAGGCAATATTATGCCTTGAAGGGGGCTTGCCGCAGGCTTCGGTAACTTGTGAATATTGCTCATACCATCAAAAATTGACTAACTACGAAAGGATGAAGTAAAATGAACGACGCATTAGAATTAAAACCAGAACAGCAAGCAATAGTTAAACAAGCAGAGGTAATATCCGGCAAATTATCTAACTTTAAAATTCACAATCAAGCCGAATATGATGTAGCCGGAGATTATCGCAGGTCAATCAAGACTACATATAAACAGATTGAAGAATTAAGATTAAGCCTAACTCGTCCATTGGACGCACTCAAAAAGAGATGGCAGGATTTCTTTGCTGTGCCATTGGATAAATTAAGTAACGCTGATCATATCCTTGAGGCAGGTAGATTAACTTATTCGCGGGAACAGGAAAAAATAAGGTTTGAGGCCGAAGAAAAACTCCGCAAAGCCGCGGAAGCGGAAGAAGCGAAAAAGCGGGCAATTAAAGAGGCGCAGGAACAGGAATGGAGAAAGAGAGAAGAAGCGGCGCGAAAGGAAGCTGAACGATTAGCTAAAGCAGGCAAGGCAGAAGCGGCCGCCAAAGCACGTGCAGAGGCAGACAAGGCGGCTAAGATAGCCGAAGAACGCCGGCAACAAGCCGAAGAAGTGCAGGTTATAGCCCCTGTTTTAGCCTCAACAGTCAATAAAACTGACGGTATTGGGGCCCGGAAGAATTGGAAATTTGAGATAATTGACAAATCATTAATCCCCAGAAAATATCTTATACCTGACTTGGTTCAAATTGGCAAAGAAGTGCGGGCCGCAGGAGATACTCTAAGTATCCCCGGAATTAGAATTTTTAGCGAAGATAAAGAAGTAGTAAGGACAAATTAACCCACAAGTTAAGGCGTTTCTGTAAAAAGCCGCTAACAAAAAATGAACGATAAGGATTTAATTCCAGAGGCAAGAAGAATGGAGGGAAAGAATGACCAAAAAAATTGAGAATGCAATAGAAACCTCAAAACACATAAGATTTGATTTCTTACACATAGGAAACCCATTTAATCTTACAGGGGCAGATAGAAAGAGTTGTATGCAAGCACTAAAGGATTTAGAAGGCTTAGCCCGGCAATATCTGAAAGTGGAGATGCCGAAAAAAATAACTATTGAAGAAGTTAAACCAAAACCCTGTCCTTATTCTGAAACGATTAAATGTTGCACAATACAGGATTATGCACGAAATCAAGCCCTTCACGATTTCCACCTCTGGCAGATAAAATGTTTAGGAGAAGTAGAAAGGACAATTAGAGAATTTATACCTCACAGAGATAGTGAGTGTATCCCAGCACTTGTTCAAGTTATTCATAATCTATTTAACAAGGAGTCCTAATGACAAATTTTAGGAGGTGTTTATGTCCAGTAAATCTCGATTATGGCAATTCTTAAGTAATAAAGGTCAAGCAACTAATTCCGAGATTGCTGAATTTTTTAGGGGGAGTAAAGGGCAATTATCTTGGAGTCAGAGATTGAGAGAAATTAGAAAAGATTTAATTGCTAAAGGTGGAGATTTGACTTGTAAAGAATTAAAACAAGGAATTTATCTTTACAAGGTTATTATGCCAGAACCACCCCCAACTGAACACGAAGAAATTATTATAAGGGAAAATCTGGCGAGGGAAACTGTTGTAAACCTCAAACAAATAAATAAACAATATGCTTTTTTATAAAACACTTGGTTATATAGCTTCTGTAAATACTATTATTTCTGTATGGCTCTGCGGAAATAAATCAATCTGGCTATGGTATTTGTCTATATTTAATCAGTGTTTATGGGGCATAATTGGCTATCTTACAGGACAATATTATTTAGTTTTAATGGCGGTGTGTTTGCAGGTGTTAAATATTCGCGGCGTTTATAAATGGTCAAAAAAATAGCAATACAAAGTAATGGCAGATCGGATAATTTCCAAACTCCAAAAGAGGCATTAAATATTTTATTGCCTTATTTAGATAAAACTTGGCAAATATGGGAATGTGCTTGGGGGAATGGAAATTTGTATAAATTTTTATCAGAAGCAGGATTTAGAGTTTTAGGAACAGATATAAATGGAGAATATGGGCATAGATTTGATTTTCTTGTTGATATAATGTCTTTTCCCTTTGATTGCATAGTTACAAATCCCCCTTATTCATTAAAAGATGAATTTTTAATGAGGGCTTATGAATTAAATACACCATTTGCTTTTCTAATGCCATTGACAGCATTGGAAGGTAAAAAACGAGGGGCATTGTATAAAAAATATGGGATAGAGTTAATTATTCCTAATAAAAGAATAAATTTTATAACTCCTTCTGGCAAAGGGTCAGGAGCGTGGTTTCAAACGGCTTGGTTTACTTGGAAATTGAATTTACCTCAACAATTAAATTTTGTGGATTTAATATAGGAGGTTAAGAAAATGGCGGAGATAAAATTAATCTTAGGCGATTGCCTTGAAGAGATGAAGAAGATACCAGATAAGAGTATTGATTTGTGCCTGACTGACCCGCTTAAACCTTTTTCCAAATATCCTAAGTTAAGATTTGTAATTAGAAACGGAGAAACACTTTGCTTAAAATGCCACGACAAATTTCGTAAGGAATTATTTGTATGAAACCCAAACCATCTCATCCTTGGCGTAAATTCCCTTGTTTTGTGCCAAGTAAGAAATTGGAAAGAGATTATTTTCAATATTTTTCAGATAGTGTATATTTACATATAAAACATAAAAAGAAATTTAACAGGAAGATATTTGCATGATTCTTAGGGTTAAATAAGATGCCCGTAAGTAAAGCTGAAGCCATATTGCAAGCAATAAGAAATACGCCTGTTGGGGATGAAATCATAATCCATAATTCTAATGCACAGATTTGGTGTATTTTAAAAATAGTGGCTAAAGAACATAAAGAAGATGAAGCTGATGATGGTGGATTTGTTTATCTAAAATAAGTGTTGACAAAGAAAATTTTTAGATTTATAATTAGATAACTTTAGGAGAGTTTAAAATGAACACAGATAATAAAGAAGTTAAAAAAGAAGAAACCTCGACGAAAATTCGTTCGAGGCTTTTTTATTGCCTTCGTTGGGCAACCGTCCTAAAGCGGTCTGTGTTCTTAGCCTGGCGAAGGCAATATTTATTTTTAGGAGGGAATAATGGAGGGTAGAGAAACTTATAAAATTGAATTAACAAAAGATGAAATACAAGAAATAATATGGTCTTTAGAATTTGTTAATAGTGCCCATGATGAATTTAACCATATTAATTTAATAGAAGAATTAAAAGGATTATTGAAAAATGGCAAGTAATGTAGGATATTTTACTCACGACCACAATGCAAGACAAGACCCAAAAATACGAGCATTAATAAAAAAATATAAAATTGAAGGTTATGGACGCTACTGGATTATTATTGAAATAATGAGAGAAACATCAGGTTATAAAATTATCCAGAAGAAATATGTTTACGAAGCACTTGCTGAGCAAATGCTATGCACAGCCAATGAAGTTAAAGAATTTATTAAAGATTGCATTGAAGAATTTGAACTTTTTGTCCAAGACGATGGATTTTTTTATTCACCTTCTTTAATTTTTAGAATGACTAAACTGGAAAACTTAAGGTCAGGCAGACAAAAAGGAGCTTATGTAATGCACGAAAAGTATGGACATAACATTACCAAAGACCCTGATGATAAATATCAATAGATACTATATTGTATCAATATATATGAATCAGTATCAATATCAAATGATAGATTCATTAGAAACAATAACATATAGATTTATTTATCTATTTATTAACCTATTAAGGGAAGCACTGCTGAGCATATGCTGAGCATATGTATTGGCATTAAGTTATTAAAATGAAAAGAATAGACTGGAAGGCTATTTGTAACAAAACTAAGTTTGCAAGTCACAAGAAACGCCTTACTAAGAAAGAACTTGGGGAATTAATGGATAATGTAGTTGCGGTCAATAAATTCTTGGCAGGCAATAAGAGTAATTTTGCGGAAGTTGACCGTAGAGAAAAATTTAACCTAACCCAACATTAACCGGAGGTGAGTATGAAAGAATTCGTAGAATTTAAAAAAATACCCAGATTAAGCAGGGAAGTTATAATTAGTGAAAAAATTGATGGGACTAATGGAGTAATTTATATTGGTGAGGATGGTGAATTTTTAGTTGGTAGCCGGACAGGGTGGATTAATGAGCATACTGATAATCACGGATTTTACAAATGGGCTATTGAAAATAAAGAAGAATTATTGAAACTTGGCGCCGGAACTCATTATGGCGAATGGTGGGGTAGCGGCATACAACGAGGTTATGATTTACCTAAAGGCGAAAAAAGATTTAGTTTATTTAATTGTAGAAGATGGGTAAAAGATAAAACCCAATCTTTATTAGAAAAACAGGAATATTGTCCTGAATGTTGTTATGTTGTGCCGATATTATGGACAGGAATATTTGATACTTTGCAAATTGACTTAACATTAACTACTCTTGGAAGAACCGGTTCAAAAGCAAGCGCCGGATTTATGCGCCCGGAGGGAATTGTTATTTACCATAAGGCAGGGAACCTAATGTTTAAAAAGACCGCAGAAAAAGACAACGAACAGAAAAGATGACGGAAAAACAAGCAAAAGAAATCTACGAAGCAAAAAAATACTAATTAAGAATAAAGGGAGCGATAAATGTTAGAACCAAGCGGATTTTGTCACAAATGCGGATACCGAATACTTGATAACTTCGGCCGGCCGATAATGTCGGAATTATTCTGTTCTAAAAAACATAAAGAGCAGTATGAGCGCGCACAGGATAGGTTAACAATAAGAGGCAAGAGAGCTTCTTATGGCATATCAGGGAGCACGCACTAAAAAAAGAAGTAAAATGACTTACATCCAATCTCATATTTTAGCCTTACAAATTCTTTTATTTACATTATTTATGACAGGATGCTTATTCGCGCCGGCGTTTGTGATGGCTTGTCGGATTAAAACGTTACATTGGAAGATTATAGCTTGGGTGCTTTGGACAGTGGGAATAACAGTGGTATTTTGGGGATTTAGATAAAATGGAAGGAGGAAAAATGTGAATATTATGGTATTAGAGATAGGTGAACGAAATTCGTGGTCGAGGTCGAGGTCGGGGTCGTGGTCGGGGTCGAGGTCGTGGTCGAGGTCGTGGTCGAGGTCGGGGTCGTGGTCGGGGTCGAGGTCGTGGTCGGGGTCGAGGTCGGGGTCGTGGTCGAGGTCGAGGTCGGGGTCGTGGTCGAGGTCGAGGTTGTGGTCGGGGTCGAGGTCGGGGTCGGGGTCGAGGTCGGAGTCGGTATAACATTATTAACCAAAGGAGAATAAAAATGTCTAAAATGCTCGAGATATCGGATGAAACATATGAACGGATAAAGACACAATTATTAGAAGATGAAAAAATTGATATATCAAATTATGATGAAATGGTGGGACATAATTTCTTTTTTAGGACAGTAACATACCATTTGGTAGGTAAGATAGTAAAAAGAGTAGGGAAATTTTTTCAGTTAGATCGGGCTTCTTGGATAGCTGATAGTGGCAGATTTATGGATTTTATTAAAAACGGTAAAGTAAATGAAGTTGAGCCTATTGGAACGTGTTTTGTAAACTTGGAAAGTGTAACTGATATGTTTCCTTGGCGACATCCATTGTTTACGGAGCAAAAATAAATTTTCTTTATATTTGGGCTGGGGAAGTGAAATAGGGGTAGTGCAAATTTTCTCAATAGCCGAATTTGAGGCATTTAGGTGGTTTATTCGCGTTATCTACCCTAAAAAGGGTATAATCTATCACTTAGAGTGTTTATCGTCGAGGGTGTATAAATTAGATTTTTTGCTCAAAGGTAAATCTGGTAAAAAGAGACGTTTGTAGCCCCAAGGTTGCACGAAGTGGCATAAAAAAGGAGAGTAATGTGAATTGTAAAGTTTTACTTATAGCTCTATGGATAAATATGGGTTTATTTATTCTTACTAAGGAAATTGCTTTTATTGCAGTGAGCCTTAGTTGTAGTATATTTGGATTGGCTGTTTTGTGGAAGGAATAAAATGTCTACCCTCTTTTACAACTTTACTCATTTTAAGCTGATATGGCTTGCGATATTTATATTATTTACTCTTATAGCTTTAATACTATGGGCTTCTGTTTTACCATGGTGGAGAAAAAGAAAAATTCAAAGGCGCTGGCATAAGAGAAGATTAAGAAAGGAGAAAGGATGAGATATTTAATCTTGGCAGGGTTGGTTTTTATGTTGGTGAGGAATGTTTTGGCGGAAGATTGTCGTATCCGATGCTTTAGGTTCTGTTAATTTGATGTTATATCTTGGTTTGGCATCAGAAAAAAAACCAACAAAAAAATATTCTGAATGTATTAGAAAGTGTTTTAATTATTATGGTTGCTGTAATTGCAAGATAAAAGATAATGAATTTAAAGAATACATAGATACACAATGTGGAGATTTAAGATGGCCCTGAAACTAAACTGGAACCGAATCATTGAGAATTGCCTGACTATATTCTTTGTCTGCTGCCCGGTATATCTTGGGATTATAGTCATAGATTTTTGCTGGGTAGGGGATAGGGTAGTTAAAACAGAGATGTTTGAGGATAGGATAAAAAATCTTGAGTATCGTGATGAGGAATTTTTAGAAGTCTTTAAACTTATGAATGATTTTCGTAAACAGCAGATAGAAGATAATGATATCCTAAGGACGCAGGTTAATCAGTTAAAAGAGGAAAATCCGCTATGCAAAAAAAAATAAGTAAAGATTCGATTTGTTGCGCTTGCCAGGATAATGATATTTGCAACGGAGCGGGGGTAAGGAAAGAATGCGGGGCATATAAACCAGTAACTAAAACAGTATTTTGCGGAATTTCCCAATCGTTAACCGATTACGAAAAATATTGTTTAAAATGTATTTTTTTTGGAAAGAAAGAATGCCAGCCTATAAAAATAAAGAATATTTAATTAATTGGAGAAGAGAACATAAAGAATATATTAAAAATTATTCAAAACAATACAGAGAAAATCACAAAGAAGCAATTATGAAATATAGAGAGTCTCATAAAAATCAAAATAAGATAAGGGCAGAAAAAAATAGAGATGAATTATCAGGTTTTCATAAAAATTATTATAAACTACACAAAAAAGAGATATTAAAACGAACAAAAAGTTATTATTATAAAAATAAAGATAAATGTAAACTAAGAAGTAGAAAGCATAGATTAAAAAGAAATTATAATCTTACCCTTAATCAATATGAAAAATTAGCAAAGAAACAAAATAATAAATGTGCGATATGTGGCATAAATCAAAATCAATTTAAGTATTTCTTGAATGTAGATCATAATCATCAAACTAAAAAAGTTAGGGGGCTGCTTTGTAATCCTTGTAATCAATCTCTTGGGGGGTTTAAAGAGTCTATAGAAATCTTAAATAAAGCAATAAGTTATTTAAAAGATGAAAAAAAATAGTCAGGTAAGATTATGTGAATTTACAAAAGTAGAATTAAGCGTCCCGCGCTTAAAACTAATTAAGTTACTTTTGAAGAGAAGTTATCTTACCGGCGATGAGATTATTTTTTTAAAGGCGTTGCGCTGGAAAACAGAATCCGCGAATAACAAAATACTGCACGTGATGTCTGTAATTGATAAGGCTCTTTTAAAATCATGTTAAATTAACAACAAAAAAGCCCTTAAAAGTTAATCAAGGGCTATTTTTTTTGACGCACCTTGACAAATCAATAATTATAGCTTATACTTATTTAAAATTGGAATAAGGATACGAACCTATCCCTAAAGGAGGATAGAGTTTTCTTTAATTATGTTACAAGCCCTCAAAAATACTGTAATCGTAAAACCGCAATATCAGGACAAAATTAATAATATTATCATTCCCGATACTTCGAGATTTGGAAAAAATTCCGGCAGGGGAGAATTTCAATTATATCATGGATTTATTTTTGGTGTTGTGGAGTCAATAGGTAAGGATTATAAATATAAATTGCAAATTGGTGATAAAATAATATTCCAGCGGCACGAGGGGATTAAGTTTAATTTTCGAGGCGAGGAATATTTGAAGCTGAAAGACCGTTGGGTTTTGGCGCGGATTAATGATATGGTTTCGTAATGGCTGAGGAAATAGAATTTCTTTGCCAGTTTAACCCTCATAAGCAGGTTATTAAAGTCGATGGTGACGGGCAGAGTGAGATTATACTTACCTCAGACGCGACACAGTTGGCAAAGGTATTGACGGCATTAGCTAATTTTAAGAATTGCAGTTTGATTTGTAAATTATCAATAACAAAAAAGAATAGTAAATATAAATATTAAAATGGCAAAACCGGGAAGGCCGCCGAAAAAACTTGAAGATTGCTTACCAAAAAATTGGAGAGATATTATTTTGGATATGTCCGCCGAGGGATTATCTGATGTTGAGATAAGGGCGCAATTATGTTTGGCAGGCGGCAAATTTAATTATGATACTTGGTATGCGTTGAAAGATAGAGAGAAAGAGTTTGCCGAAACTCTCCAAATAGGAAAGTTATTATGTCAAGCTTGGTGGGAAAAACAATCGCGGATTAGTTTATCAGACCAAAATTTCCAGACAGGAAATTGGTATGCCAATATGAAAAATAGATTTGGTTGGAGAGATAAAACCGATATTGAACATTCTCTTTCGGATTCAACAGTGGAAAAATTTGCGACATTATCAGTAACGGAATTATTAACCAAAGCCAATGCAATTATTGGAAAATCAAAAAGTTAATCTAAGCAAAGAAGACGAGGCCGAGTTAAGGCTTCTTTGCGCCGAGATTGAATACAGGCGCAGGGTTAATCCTTTAGCTTTTTATACACATTTACCGCAACAATTAGCTTTTCATAACGACTCTGCCAAAACTCGTTGTGCTTTTGGCGGTAACCGCGGAGGAAAAACTATTGAGGTTGCGGAATATGCTATAAAAAAAGGTTTAGAAAAACCTAAGCAGCGTATCTGGTTATGTTCTGAAACTTTCTCCGACAGTGTGAATATTATGCAACGTAAGGTCTGGGATTTAGTGCCTAAAAATCAGATTGCTTATGGGAATTATGATGATATTAACGGCTTTACTAATCGCAAGTTAAAATTTAAAAATGGTTCATTGATTATGTTTCGTTCTTATGACCAGGGTGTTCAATCTTTTGCACAGGATGATTGTGACATAATTATTAATGATGAGGAGCCGCCTTATGATATTTATAAAGAGCAACGTATGCGCCTTATTGACCGCGACGGGGAAATGATTATCTCTATGACCTCGACAAAAGGCGTGACTGATTTGATAGCCGATATATTCGAGGATTGTGATGTGATACAAAACAGGCATAGCGATATTCTTAACGAGGATTTGCCTGTAATCGCAGAGAAAAATGATATTAAGTTTTATATGTTATGGAATACCGATAATCCATATATTGACCAAGACAGGTTGAGACAAGAAATTAAATTTATGACACGGGATGAGATTAAATCCCGTATCTACGGTATTCCTGTTAATCTCTCCGGTAAAATTTATCCTGCTTTCAATAAGCGTATCCATGTTATTCCTTTTGAGCAGGCGCCGCTTGATAATGTGCAGATTTATCACATACTCGACCCGCATGACCGTAAACCCTGGGCTATGCAATGGATAATCTTGCATAAAACCCAGACTTCTTATTGTATAGACGAATATCCTAATCGTGATTTTAATGAGATGATTTCCGACGATAAAACCTACGACGAGTATGTAAATATTATCCGCCAAAAAGAAGACGCTCTTTTTGATATTTATGGCGCGCGAATAACTAAGCGTATCATTGACCCTAACTTTGGCAATAAGACAATAAGAATAGCCGAGAGGGTTGATGATAAAGCGCATACTACTCCAAAAGAAGAACTTAAAAAGCGCGGGTTAGAATTTAAAGACGGTTTAGACAGCCTCGAAGCCGGGCATCTTAAAGTCAGGGAAATGTTACATTATGAAATGAAAGATAATGAAATAGTAATGCAACCTAAGTTTTTCGTTACTGATAACTGCCCGAATACGATTAAGCATTTAAGCAGATATTCCAGAAAAGATATTTTCACCGCTGATGGAGATAGCAAGGACAAAGTCGGAGTGCAGGAAAAACACAAGGATTATTGTGATATTTTACGTTACTATTTTATGAGCAACCCGAAATATTTTGAAGGATTAAAAGATTTTATACCGGAAAGAATAAAGGTGTATTGATGAAAAAATCACAATAGAAAGGATAAAAATGTCAGGAGATAATGGAAAGTTAGAAAAAAATCCAGAAGGTGAATTGCAAAAAACTCCCGAGCAGCTTAAAGAAGAAAGATTGGCACGATATAATTCCGACCCCGATTCATTCATCGAGATTAATGAGTTAATCTGCGCCGCAATCCGTAACCCTAAATCACAACTTGGAATATCCATTCTGGTCGGGAATTGCAAACGGAGCGAACTCAATCAAGCTGAAAGTGAAATCGCCCATCTTTTACGTAAAGCAAGAATAAGTATGGATATAGCTTCAGAAATGCGGAAAGAAGCGGTAAATAATTTAATTACTCCGCAAAAAAACGGAATTATGAATTTTGCGAGGTTTAAGCGATGACAAAAACTTTAGAAAAATCAAAAGAATATCTTGATGAATGGGTAAGATTACTTAAAGAGGCTCACGAAATTCACAAGCATCCTTTTTCTGGAGCTGATAAATGTATCAGATGTTATGAGTATAAAAAAATACCTTATCTTATTAAATTATGCGATACCTGTATGGATATTTTAAAAACAGGCTATCCTGAAATATACGAAGAAACTCGACAAGAAAATATAAGGTTATTTGATTCACTATGAAAACAAGCCTTAAGTCCAAGTTAAAAAAAATAGAAAAAGCAGGAGAAAGTTTATCCGGTGTAAAGGTTAGCAATGACCCTAAAAGGGCTGAGATAGAGAAAAGATTATTTGCGGCCGGTGAAAAAGTAAAAAAGGAAGGATTACGATGATAAGGTTATTAAAAGATGTATGGGGTAATCAATGCCTAAACCAAAATTAGAACCGAAAGAAAATCCAGGCCAGAAAACTACTGAAAGAAAAACAGAGATTAAAATTGCCCCGGAATCAGACGCGTTTACCTCAGAAGAACGCAAGGCTATCGTTAAAATAGTATCTGATGATGTTGATTATGGAGGAAGTATCCAGGCTGATTATGTCTCTCAAAAAGAGCTTGATTTAAAACATTATCATTGTGTTAAGCCTTCCACGCTTGAAGGGCTTACTAAAAAGGCTTGGATGTCGGATAGGAATTTAGGCCTTGCCAGAGCTGTTGGAGATAGTTATCAAGCGACTTTATTAGCTACTTGCTGGAATCCTGACTCAATTAATTTTATAGCGACAAGGACTAATGATATAGATAATCGAAACAATCAGGAAAAGTTTACGAAATGGGGAATGGGTAAACAAGAGGCAAATGTTTTCCCTGAAGTTGACGCTTTTATTCATAACCGCATAGTAGTAGGCACTTCATTTTTGAAAATATATCGTAAAGTATGGGAAGAATGGGTTGATAAACGTATCCCCGTAAAGAATAAAAAAGGGGATACTTATAAATATGATATTAAGACCGAGAAAGTAAGGTTTGAAAAAGGTATTATTGAGAATATCGCGGATATTGATGATATTCTTATGCCTGAATATGGAAAGAATATACAAGAGCTTTCTTTCTTTATTCAATGTTTGCACTTAGACGGAGAATTAGTTTTGGATTATATCAAACGTAAAGTATTTATTCCAGAGGACGAAAAAAAGTATAAAGAAAAGCTTTATAACCGCGTTTATTCGGAAAAAGAAAGAACACTCGGAGAAGAAAAACTTACCGCGCTTGGAATAACATCCGGCAATATGACTGATTTAGATGTGCGCCGCTTGCCTATAACTCTCTATGAATGGTATGGGATGCATACCAAAGGCGGCAGGACAGAAAAATTCAGATTCATAGTTGATGTAGAGAACGGTGAATTTTTAAGCGGGAAGCCTTTAAGAAAGATTAACCGTTCCGGTAAAATACCTTTTGTCGGGAGAGGACTTTGTAATGAACCAGGGAACATTAGAGGCATTTCTTTAATGCAGATTATTGCTCCTGTAGTTAATGCTTTTAATTGTGTGTTTAACCAAAAGTCGGATTTTCAATATGTAACTAATTGTCCGTTTGGTTTTTATACTCCGAGTGAGGGATATACCCAGGCTAAATTTGAGTTAGAACCTTTGATAATGTATCCTACTGATGACCCCTCAAAAATAAATATCCCTAATATTCAGCGCTCTATGGCTTGGGCCGAAAGTGACATAAGAATCCTCTTTGAGGTTTTAGAAAGGCTTACAGGCGCGGCAAGTTATTTTTCGAGCAGAGGGAATCAGTCAAAAACTTTAGGACAAGATTTACTTATAGATAAAAACTCTGAAACAAGATTTGGATTATGGTCATCAAGAATACAAAATGATTTGTGTGAAGCAATCGGGATGTGGTTTGAGCTATACCAGGATTATCCGTCAAAAGGTTTAACTGAAAGAATAATCGGTGAAGATGGAAAGAAGATATTCCCAAATCTGTCCATTGATAGCTTACGCGGAGATACCGCAGTGCAGATGTCTCCTGACGTAGTTGCCGGCTCTAAAGCTTATAAAAAACAACTGATAATGTGGGCATTCGGCGCAGGACAACAAATGATTTGGCTTCAACCGCAGGTTAATCCTTCCGGTAACTGGAATTTATGCGCGGATACCCTTAAAGAGATGCTTAATCTTTCTGATAATGAAGTCGTAAGGTATTTAGGTGAAAAACCAAAGGCTAAATTTGATGAATCTCAACTTAATAACGAATGGTATGATTTTATGAATGGTAAAGACTTTGACCCGCCAGAAGGCGAAACTCAATTAGCTTTACAACATTTAGAAGGGCATACTAAACAGAAAGAAGAAAAATATCATTTGCTTGATGAAGAATATCGTCCTAACTTTGATTCCCATTATTTCAAAACAATGGTTAATGCAATGCAATTCTTAAAACAAGCGCAAGTAGACCAAATGGCTAATCAGATGGCTTCTCAGGCTATCACTCAAGGCGGGAGACAGCCAAGACAAGGCACTATGCCTATACAGCCGCAGAACGCCCCTCCAGGAGCCCCAGGAGCGCAAGAAACGGCACTTCCAGGGGCAATGCCAGAAGCTATGCCTGGAGGAATAGTTTAATGGCAAACAATAAAGGTTCAGAAATAGGCGAACTTCAATCTATTTTAATGTCTAAAACTTTCTATAATATTTTAGAAGAGCATAAATTATCACTCCAGGCTGAAGTAAATAAATTTGTCGCGGCACAAGATTTAATAAACGCTTATGGCGCATTACGAGCTTTAAAAGATACAGATAGGATTCTGATGTTGACTCAAAAAAAATTAGAAGAATTAAAGAAATAAGGGCTTTCTTGGAATGTGCCTATGAACATTCCATTGGTAACAGAAAGGATGGTAACAGATGGCCGAAATGAAAGCAACAAAAAAAGCAGCTGATAGGGGCGTAGTTGTAGAAAATCCTATGCCCGATGACCTAAGCAATATTAAGCTTGGTAAGGCTGAATTTGTGGCCAAGGAAATAGCGCGCAAAGAAAAAGAGTTAAAGATTAAAGAGTTTGCCAAGACACTTGATGAACCAAAAAAAGAAGCTAAGGCAGAAGTTAAAACGGAAACTCCAAAGATTGAAAAACCAAGAGGTAGGCCGAGAAAGATTGAATGAATCCAAAGATAGAGAAACTTTTTAAGTTAATCAAAGAATTTTTGGATAATAAAAAATCTGTCCAGCTGCGGATTAACTTACACGAAGGCAACCTATCTGAAAAAGTTGAAGTAAAGGAAAGTTTTTCTTTGAATAAATAAAATGTTAAAAGATGATTATGGATATATTTACAAGACCACTAATTTAGTAAATGGCAAAATTTATATAGGTCAAAGAAAAGGTAAGTTTAGTCTCTCTTATTTTGGTAGTGGTCTTATAATTAAAAGAGCTCTTAAGAAAGAAGGCAAAGAAGCATTTAAACGTGAATTTATAGTTTATGCTTCTAATAAAGAACAGTTAGATTTTTTAGAAAGAAAATTTATTAAAGATTATAGAGAATTGTTAGGAAGGGTAAATTTATATAATATTACTGACGGTGGAGTAGGATTTCGTGGAAAACATACTTTGGTTTCAAGAAATAAAATAAGTCAAGCAATGAAAGGTAAGATAAGTCCTTTGATTGGTAGGAGAGAACCATTGGAACAAAGAATAAAGATAGGAAATAAATTAAGAGGTATAAAACGTTCTTTAGAATTTAAAATTAAAATAAGTAAAACACTCACTGGTATAAAACGTTCTTTAGAAACAAGAATTAAGATGAGTAAGCCCAGAACATTAATTGCAAGATTAAATATGTGTAAACCTAAAACACCAGAAGGTGCCATAAATATAAGAATAGCACAGGATAAGCGACGACAAAAGGAAAGATTAGAAAGAAATAGTAAGGAAAGTTTAAGTTTAAAATAATTTAACAACGCACCAACGATTGATCGAAGGCGTAATTGATAGATAAATCTATTGATTGCGCCTTTTTTAATAGAGTGCTTAGCTACTCTAAACTTAGCTATGGAAAAGAGGTTACTGTGCTGACCTATGATAGCGCTGGTAGTAAAAATAAGGAGGATTCCAATGGCTGAATTAAAGAAGGAAGAATTGAAAAAAGAACTCGAAGGTATTTTGGAAAAAGAGAAATCCACTATCCAGGAGTCTAAAGAAGCGTCTATGCCCGAAGAAGAGAGAAAAGCGTTAGAAACCAAAAGGGCGGAGGATGAGAAGAAAGCCGAAGAAACGCGCATTGCGGCAGAAGCTCAAGCCAAGAAAGACGCTGAGTTACTCGTTAAAAAAGACGAGGAGATTAAAGACGAGGCTGAGAAAAAACGCAAGGTAGAACTTCTGGAAGCCAAACGTAAAGAGGAAGAGGGGAAGCTTTCTTCTGAAGAAAAAATAAAGCGGATAAAAGAAGAAACCCAGAAACGCATTGATGAATTGTCCAATCAACTTAAAGAAACTAAGGATAAATCATCGAAAGAAGCTGAAAAAACGCGTTTAGAACTTGAAACTTTACGTAAGGAAAAGACAGAGAAGCGCGAAGATATAGGCGCTTTAGTGGAAAAAGAAGAACACGAAAAAAATAAAAAATACCTTGAAGAGGATGCTTCTTTACAGAGAGAAAAGCGCAGGGAGATGGAAGATAGCGAACTTGATGACTGGTTATTAGAAGACCAGAAAGCCGCTATCGCCTGGATTCAACGCAGGGAATTTCGCAGAGAAATTGATAAACGCCAGAACTTAAGCAATAAACAACGTGAAGGCATATCAAGAAAACTCTACGAAAACCAAGCGCAGTCTTTAGTCAAGGTTTATGGAAAACATCCTGAATTGGATGTTAAAAACCGTAAGGCTGAATTAAAGACACAAGGTAAATCCGAAGAGGAAATCGAACGTATTTTAAGAACAGAAAATAAAAAATACGATGCGATTATGCGGATAGCCGAAGAGAATCCTGACTGGAAATTCGAGTTTGACGCTCCCGAAAAAGCGGCAGAAGAAATGGAAAAAAGGCTTAAGGAAGAAACTAACAATGAAGATAAATCTACTCTTGATAAAATGCAGGAGCAGATTGAAAACTTAAGCGCTGAAATTGCCAGATTAACTTCTTCCGATGAAGGCGTTGTTTCTACCTTGCCGAGAAAACCAATAGGCAAAGAAACATTGACTGAAACTGAAAATACTATCATAGAAACTATGAGAACAAGTAAAGCTACTCAGTCAATGATTGATTCAGCCTTAAGAAAGTTTAGAGAGAAAAAGAAATAATGCCTACTCCATATTCATTTTATACTTGTGGCAGATGCAAAGGGAAAATTCCTTTTGTGAAAAAAAGGCCGAAAGTATGCTCTGAGTGTGGATATGGGCATGGGGAAAGAAATGTTAATGATGTGCCTGCGGAAGTAAGGCTAAATTTAAGAAATCTTAGCCAAGAAAACGCAGGTTCAAGAGGGAAATTAGAACAAACGACTATTACAAGCCGTTAATCAAGGAGGGTTATCAATGAAATTAGCAAGATACCAGGCAAACGGGTTTATACCCGTAAACGAACCGCCGGCAAGAAGAAGGAATCTTGCGGCTACGGTAACAATTGTCAAAGGCGATGCCATAGAAGATAACGGAAGCGGTTATTTAACTAATGCGGCAGTTCTTTTTACAGCTTTATTTATGGGAGTAGCGGCCGCTGATGTTGTAGGAGATAGCTCAACAAAATACGTTGAGTATTATCCTCTTGACACCAAAACTCAATATTCCGTTCCAGTCGCGGCTAATGCAGTGATCACAAGAGATGCGATAGGTTCATGCGTTAATCTTGAGAATAATGACGATATTGACATTTCTGATGTTGAGACCGAAGGTATAGTTTTCAGAATTGATGATATTGACATCTCCGCGGAGGCAATTTTGGCAAATACCTATGGTTATGCCATTGGACATTTTGAAGTAATAGCAACACAAGCTTAAAAAAGTAACAATTTGTAACTAAAATGGAGGATAGGCGATAAGCCTATTTTTTGAACGATGACAAAAGCGGAAATGCTCGATTTATTTACACCCATTTATGATGAGTTTACGATGCTGAAATTTAACGCACCGGGCAAAGCTCATTTAGTGGCGTTTGATGAAATTGAAGACCCGACTAAAGATTATATTACGAATAATATGTCTGGGTTAGGCGCATGGGAAACAGTTGATGAAGATAGCGATACCGGATCAGACCACTTCATCATCGGGTATGAAAAAACCAATACCCAACAGAAATACCGCAAATATTTCTATGTTTCGTTCGAAGTAAACGAACAGATGGAAATTGCGGCATTAAAGAAAAAAATAGTCAATGCCGAAGCATTAGGTAATGGTGGAAAAACCGCAGTATTAAAAGCAACTGCTACTAAGTTATATCAAGGATTTAGTGTTGCTGGAGCTGATGGTTATTACACTTTCTACAATAGCCATCCTAAAAATCCAGAGGAAACAGGAGTTACCTATGACAATTTATTGTCCGGGCCGTTTTCTCACGATGGATTAGAGGCCGCTGAAAAGCAGATGGCCGATAACCATTTCGATATGGACGGCGATCCGATTACCTTGACTGAAAAACCTTTGCTTCTCTATGCTCCTGCTTTAGCTGGTGCAGTTGGCAGAGTATTAAACGAAAGAGCAAATGACAGGCCAGGAACTGACAATAGAGATATTAACCTCTATGCTGGTAAATATATTCCAGTTGAGGCAAAGTATCTCTCTGCAAAAATGGGTGGATCTGATACAGCCTGGTATATAATTTATCCCAGTTTAAAAATGTTAAAACTCGTTTGGGCGCAGAAACCTCAATTCGCTTCTTGGATTGACAATCTTAAACAAAGATACTACTTCGATGGTTGGGAGCACTTCTTAGTTGCGATTAGTGATTGGAGATGTGGATTTGCAAGCACAGGATTATGATTTTTCAAGTAAGGGCGGAGAAATCCGCCTTTATTAACTAAAACAGGAGGAAAGTCAATGAAGAAATTGTTAAGTTTGTTTTTAGTGTTAGGATTGGCATTGTTTATATTCTCGCCTGTCTTAGCAAGTGATACATCGAGTATGAAAGTTTATACCATTGTTAAAACAACTGGTAATGGAGCAACGCTTGTTCCTATAACAACCATTGTCCCTGGTAAATCAAGGATATTAGGTTGGGATATGGGCCCGACTGTAACTTCCGCTGGTTCAACAGCCGCATCTATTCACGATGTTGCCGCGGCTGCTTCTCTTAGCACAAGCAATCAATTTGGAGAACTTGTCTGCGCCAATACTACTTCTATCGAAAAGTGGTATCCTCGTCCGATTGATGTTACTGCGGGCATAGTTGTCGGGCAAGGAACAGGGACAGTAGTAAATATTTATTATGAAAACACAATTCCTTTGTAATCTTATGAAAGGAATCAGGGAAAGCTGGCTGGATTTTTTTCAGCCAGCTCCCTCTTTATTCGATTTTCTAATCAGTTTGATGTTAGTTATAAATTTCATTCAGGAAACTTACATCAAAGAAATATTTTTCGTATTCTATACATTATTACTTTTATGTTTAACTTTTATATTCAAGCCTAAGAGAAATTATCAAAATATCTGGCTTGGGTTAATTGCTATATGGTCATTAATCGGAGTCTTTATTCACAGTTTTATATTATCAAAAGAGTCCATAGTTTTTAGATATAAGAATATGTATCTTATGTCAGAAGGATTTATTTATATTCTCGTCGGAATATTGTTTTTATACATCTTAATAAAATATACCACTAACATAAAGTTTTTATATTTTCTTTTTCCTGTTTTGATTATGCCGTGGGTTTATGAATTTAAAAAAGATTCGCACTTTACTCCGTTTGTGGCTTTATTTTTGGCATTGCTTATTTTTTTCTTAATTAAAAAAAGATACTGGATTTCTATGTTGATGTTCTGGGCTGGGTTGGTTTATTTTGGATTAAATTATACGGCGGTATTAGGAAGATTTGCTTATAAGATACCGGTAATGAAAGGATTAGTTAAGCAGATTATTCAACATCCATTCGTAGGAAGCGGATTTAACCATACACTTGATTATAATAATATGATTTTCCTTGAAAAAGCGCAGAAATGGCTTTGGCGTTATAACGATTTTTTAAATATAGGCGCGCAATTAGGAATCATAGCTTCAATATTTTGTCTGATTTTTACTTTTTTAACATTGATAAGGATAAAAATAAACATTCATCTGATATTAGCTATAACTATGATTTTGATAATGTCAGTGCAATCCATAATGTTTTTTGTTGATAAGGCGGTTACGTATATATTTTTAACGGGATTATTTATTGTAAGCAGTTACAAAAAGGAGGAATTTGGGTATGTTTAAAAAAATCAGTATTTTAGTTTTAGGGGTTTTATTTTCAATTATTACTTTTGCTCAGGCGAGTGTAACGACACTTTGCGATACTTATACCAGCGTTAATTCAAGCGTTACTTCATTAACCACTTATGTATCAACATCAACGGTTATCCCTGGAATACATAAAATATTAAGTATCGCGGTAGCTCCTTTCTCAGAAAGCGGAACAGCTTCAGGAGTGGCTGTATATGACGCTACTGCCGCCGCGCAAATAACCAATGCCAATATGAAAGGCGAATGTGAGTCAGTAGCTAATAGTTCCAATGACAGAGTATTCCCTTATCCTAAACATTTATCAAATGGATTAGCGATAGTGCAAAGCGCAAAATCAGTTGTAACGATAGAATATACGAGGTAAATATGCCTAAAGATTTTACAAAACCAGATATAACTACAAGCCAGGATTTATCAATAGGGTCGCTTTCCTATACGACTTCTATCGGAAGAAAGTTTAAGTTATCAGAAGTAATTATACATGCCTCTGTAGCTATTACAGAAACAATAACCATAACCAGAGATTCCGTGAACGGAGCAAATTATGACCACGTTCTTAAAAGCGCGGATTTAATCGGTGAACAGGATTTTGTATTCAGGCCGCAAGGATCTTGTGATAATGAAGCAGGAGATGAAGTAAAAATTCAATGCACTAACGCAAATTTAACAGGAATAGTTTATTGCACGATTAAAACTATGGAGAAATCCTAATGACATTAACAGAAATTTTAGATATTCTTAGAGCTGAAAATTCAGAAATTACAGAACGTGCAATTAGCAATGTTCTTTTAAAGGTTTGGGCTAAACAAGGTGATAAGGAAATCTGTGCTATTACCCGTTGCATAGTTGGGGATGTTGCTTTTAATTCCGTTGCAACTACTTCTGTTTATAGCACAAGATATGATTTAACTTCGCAGATACCTAAATTTTACGATATAGACGAAACTTTTGGTGGAGTATCTTTTGATGATGAACCTTTAATAAAAACTACTATTGCAGAGCTTGACGCAGAAGATTCTACTTGGCGAGAAAGAAGCGCAGGAACTCCAGAGAAGTATTACCGTCGAGGAAAATATCTTTACTTTGATTACCCTGTATTAACAGCAGATTTAGAAATAAGAGTTTATGTAGTTTTAGTCAGTGATGATTTTACAGGCGATGATTCTACTCCGTATAATGGGCTACAATATTTAGAACCTTTTCATTATGGGATAGTAAAATTCTTGCAATGGAAAGCCAAAGCAAAAGTAGGAAAACCTGGAGAAGGACAAATTGCTCAGAAAGAATTTTCTACATATGCACAGTGGATGAAAACTCAGTTAAGCGGTGGCAAATCCGCTACTATTCGTATGCAACCAGTGGCTAATTTATATCATAATCCTTCAAGTTCGAGATGATAAAAAAACTATTATTTCTTTTATTCTTTCTTCCCGCATTATTATACGCTCAAGATAATCCTTTCAAAAATAAAATATATTCCATATCAGATTTTTCTGGAGGATTAAATACAAAAATTTCTCCTTATTCCCTTCCAAGTAAACAAGGCGATATCTGCGAAAATTTAAGATTTAATATAAAACTTGGTTCTATTTCTAAAAGAGACCAGATATTAACTTATGGCACTGCTGATGCGTCCGAACCTATTACCGGTATGCACCGCCTCTATCTTAATAATGGGACAAAAGTTTTAATTGCTGTTCATGGAGACGAAATAGAAACAGGAGTTGATACTACAGGAGTATTTACTCCCATACTTGCTTTAACTACTGGCAATTATCGTTGGCAATGGCTTACTTGGAATAATGTTGCGATAGGAACCGATGGTTATAATCAACCGGTTAAATATGACGGGACTTCCGCTTCCGCTACTTACTTAGGGACTTGCCTCGCTACTGTTTCAGCAACAGTAGGAAACCCTAGTGGAACTTACACTTACAAAGTTAGTTTTTATACTACTTCTTATGAAGTAATTTTTAATGTTGCCTCAAATTCTGTTTCTCCTTCAAGTAAGAAAGTTTCTCTTTCAATGATACCCATAGGCCCGGATACTTATGGTGGAGAATCTGTAACCGGAAGAAAAGTTTATAGAGTAGAAGCAGGAGTCTGGAAGTTATTATCAAACGGGACAATAGCCGACAATTCCACTACAACATTATTAGATAATGATACGACAGCTTCAGGGGCTGCTTATCCAACTGTTAATGGCACTACGGTTTTCTCAGCAACTCCGCCTAAAGGTAAACTTTGCCTTATCCATTATAACCGTTTATTTTTGGCAAATGACCCAAGCACTCCAGCGCCCAGCCGGCTTTATTACAGTGATGATGGTAACAAAGATTACTTCATCTCTACAGATTACTATTGGGATATCCGTCCTGATGACGGAGACCAGATTACTTTTATTAAACACCAAAAGGGATTGTTGACTATCGGTAAAGAAAACTCTATCCAGAAATTCTTTACTGACGGAGCAACTCCTTCATCAGATTGGGAAGTATCTGACCCATTCTCTAATATCGGTTGTAAAGCAATGTATTCAGCGCAGGAAACTCCATTAGGGATATTTTATCTGGGAAGCGACGGAATATATAAATTTGACGGGCAAAATTCGCAGTTAATCTCTGAAGTAGTAACTCCTGAAATTAATGACATATTAGAGTCTAATTTAGGTTATTGCTGGGGGCAATATTATAAAAGCCAATATCTACTTGCTTATCCTTCCAAAAAAACATCTGTTTCCACCAATAATAGGATACTTATATTTGATTTACTGGCCAATGCTTATGAGATAGATACTTTTAGCGCAAATTGTTTTACTACATTTAACTCTGGCACAGATTGGGATATTCTTTATTCCGGTTCATCCACGGACGGAAAAGTTTATTCTCATAAATCACAGATTAACGAAATAAGGCATAATAAACATTCTGACTTTGCAGGAACATTTACTAACGCAAGATATATTCCGACAACCGTAGGTGGAGATGCCAATAATCCAGAGATAGAAATAGCCAGAACAGAGACAATAAACAGTTTGGCTGGTATTATTAATGATTTAACCGGAACAATAGACAGGGGTTCATTGACAGGAAGTTATATCTCTCAAGCCTTGAATACAGGCGCTTTGGCCGCTGTTGGCGGGTATGATAAGATATACTGGAATGAGAGACTGTTGTCAAGCGGAGATGATGTTACTTTTGCCATTAGAAGCGCATCAACTGAAGCAGGATTGGCGGGAGCAGCCTGGTCTGCGGAATATTCTGACCCGACAGGAAGCGATATATCAGCCTTGACTGCCGGTGTTTGGATGCAATATAGAATTTCCTTAACTACTGACGCTTACGCTCATTCACCGACAGTTTACAATGTTGGAAATTTTACAGTAAAATTAACCTATTTTAAAGAAGCTTCCACTTCTGAAACATCTATTCCATTTAGGTGGAGGTCTGGATGGTTAAATCTTGACGTTCCGGGATACAGAAAAACACTCAGAAAATTTACATCATTGCACTCGGGAAGCTCGGGAACTCTTACTTATGTTTTTACTATGTTAGACTTTAACAATACAACAAATAAATTTGAAGAAGTAACGGATACTTTCAGTATTAATTTGGCAGAATATCCTTATTATTATGCTGACTATTTTACAGGTGGAGGATTATCAGGAGAATTGCTTCGGGTGAACATTACAAATAGCGATTTGTATTCTTTAAGCATTGATAAAATTTTGCTCAGCGTAGACGGGGAGCCTTTAATATAAGGTTTAATTTATGAAAAAACTTTTATTCTTGTTGCTATTTTTAAGCCTAACTTTTACTTCTTACGCCGCGGAAACTCAAGGCCAGAATATTCTTACAGGAGAAGATTATAAAGAAGATGTAGTGTCGTTAAATGAAGAATTAAGAAAACTGCACAAAGGTATTAAAAAAATAACTGATACTGATACTGATATTAAAGCAAAAGTTTCATCTAACGATACTACCGCAGGATATTTGAATGGAAAATTAGTAGCTGGGACAGGAATAACTTTAACTGAAAATACCGATGGTGGAAATGAAACTTTAGGGATATCAATTAGTGGAACGACTTATGGTCATAAACAACTCTTTACTGCTGATGGCACTTTTACTGCTCCTGCTGGGGTAACGACTGTTTTTTTAACTATGGTTGGTGGCGGAGGTGGTGGTCAAAAGGCAGTAGCAGGAGCAGGTGGAGGCTCAGGTGGGGGTTTTGTAAAAAAACCTTATACAACTGTGCCTACTAATAATTACACAGTTACTATTGGTGCGGCAGGAACGGCCGGAACTGTTGCCGCTGGTGGAGACGGTGGTAATACTGTATTTGATACTTTGACTGTTTATGGTGGCGCAGGTGGCGCAGGTGGAGTTGGCGGAATTAGCGGAGCTACAGCAATAGAAAAAACTCGTCCAGCAACTGGTGTTGGCGTAAATGGATTAAATACTGGTTGTGGCGGTAGTGGCATAATGGGAGTTGGCGGGCTTGATGTTTTGAATGATGTTGGTGGTAATGGTTCTGGATATGGCGCAGGTGGCGCAGGTGGAGAAAACAGTAATAATGGCGGAGCTGGAACAGCAGGCGCAGTATTAGTGGAATGGTAAATTGTCTTTATAAAAAGGAGTAAATTATGAAAATATTATTAGGGTTGGTGTTGAGTTTTAAGAAAATTATGAAGTTTGATATGTTCTGCTCTGTTAATACAGAGTTTAAGATTTTCTATTCTGTTATCAGTTTTAATTTTATTAATATGATGCACAACTTCTTCC